AGCCGAGTTATGACAATTAGAGCCTCCTTTAGCAGCGCCGCCGAATCCACAAATTCCCATAGTGCCACAGTAACTACCACATTGTATACTTGAACAACCGTTGTAGTTACAATTATCGCCAAAGTAGCATCGAGATCCGCCACCGAGTCCGCCTTCTGCACATACTACATTTGCTGTTTCTGATTCTCCATATACATAACTTGGACATCCTTTACAACCTATGCAGGTTCTATCTGTACATCCTGTGGTTCCTCCAGCACAAACCCTATATACACGGGTCTCTAATGATGTTCCTGGTGTAGGGTGTTGAACAATTTTTCTTGTGTACGATCCTGATCCGCCTGGCCATCCTTGAAAACAACAACAAGCGCCGGCACCACCGCCACCGCCGCCCCACATTTCAACTGTAAACCATGTTACTCCAGTAGGAACAGTCCATGCACAACAACAACCTCCGTTGTTTCCGGAGTCAACGCTTGTGTGGTACACAACTAGGTTATGATGCGTAATTGTACCACCACCGCCTCCGCCGGCGTTAGCATATTGTAATAGTGTTGACAGTGCTGACATATTCTACTCCTAAACCTTTGTATCTGGTGCTGAAGGCATTGGAACTTTCCACGGATCAACTTCATCCGATTCACCTTTTTTATATGTAGCCGGCAAGTCTCTTAGTGCTGCTCTATGAGCTACCCACGCTGCTTTTATTGATTCAGGCATATCAGGTGAAATTTTACTGTCTGAACTTTCTAGCATACTATTTCGGTTAGCTATTAGTGTATCCCATGTTTGTGGTGCAGGAATATATGGTGGAGTTTTCCACTCTTCTGCTGATAAATCATATTCTAAAGTAGTTACACCGTGATATGTTTCTAAAACCTCTGGCTTTGAGTTTGTTTCCCAAGTTCCGCCGCCTGGCACATCTTCTGTTACTTTAGACTGTCCTGGATAAGTAATTGTTGTGTCGCCTGGTCCTATTATTACTAGTATAAGCGGATCATCAGCAAAAGTTACTTCGACTCTAGTTGTGCCTGTTGGAACTGGTATATTTTCTCCATCGCTTACATCTTCGGTATCAGCACCAACTCTAGACATTTTTCCTTTATTATCACCATCAGTATCAACAAACACCCAAGTTCTATGTGGGCCAGTATATTTTGCTGTTACTGTTTTGCCTTCACTGTCGTCTTGCGAAAAGATTTCATTTGGTACTTTGTACGTAAAATCTTGTTCAGTAATTATTGTATTCTCTGGCATTTGTTTTTCCTCTTATTCGTTTATTTAACTGCTGTATGCTACTATGATTAAGCCGCCGGCTCCGAACTGTCCGTGATCGTGTGTTCCACCGCATGATACTGCTGAATATGAACTTCCTCCTGGAAATGCTGTTCTAATTCCGTCGCCGTTGTGTTTATTTCGTCCACTGCCTTGCCAAGTAGTGTCGCATAAATTATATGATCTCATACCACCTTGGCCCCATCCACCGTCTGAATAATACCAGTAGTCAGTGTGACAGTAAGTATTTCTCTTGCCCATTTGTCCTGTGCCGTTCCAGCCATAATCTCTAGCTGCTGCGCCTGGTTGCCAGCTTGCGCTGCTGCCGCCTTGTATTCTTCCCCAGCAACATGAATAGTTACTAAACGGACTTGAAAATCCAGGTTGGCTTGAACCTTGTTCTCCACCGCAGGCACAACCTACAGTAGTTCCCGTCCAATTTTCTTGTACATAGGTACTGCAGCCGCCACAGCCAACATTACTGTTATCATATGCACAACAAGATGTGCCGCCTGCACAAAATCTATATTGACAACCAGGTGTAACATCAAGTCTTTTAAACGTAAACTGTCCTGAAGTACCTGAATGTGACTGAAATGCACAACAACATCCACTATTTCCACTTGAGCCTCCACCGTACATCCACATCTTCATTGATGTTGTTCCAGCCGGTACAGTCCAAAGACAGCAACACCCACCGTTGGACACACTGTTTAAACTTGTATGGTAAATTGCAAAATAGTTTGGTATACCTCCGCCGGCAGTTGGCGTAAGTGAGTTAAGTATAGTAGAAAGAGTTGCCATAGTTTATTCCTTTATGATCCCGCTATAACCCAACCGTATGTAGAACCGGTATAGGTTAAAATTGGAGATGCGTTATTAATATCTATCACAAGATCTGAAGCTGCATTTTGTATCTCTTCCCCGTTACGTCCTACTGTAATATTATTTGTGCCTGCAACACCAGTTACGTCTATGATTTGCACAGTGTCTTCTACAGTTGGTGTAGCTGGCAGGGTAATTGTAATACTACCCGCTGTACAAATAATACGTTCATTAGCTTTAGCAGTGACACTACTACTTGTAACAACGTTAGTTGTTGAGTAATTCAATGTGCTTGTTAAATATCGTCCCATTTTATTTGTCCTTTAATATATTTATGCCGCTGTCTCAATTCCAAATGCAACAACACTTACGTTTGCTCCACTTGATCTTGCTACAATTAATTGTCCGGCTCCTAAAATAATACCAGTACGTTCTAACACGTTCCTTGGTAGCAATTCGACATCGTACTCTAAGTACTCGTCAAGTCCCGGCGTTGCTGTATCACAAATAGCCAAACGAACCACTATGGCTGAGTTTCCTCTGTTGGTCATTGAAACACTAGCAACAGTATATGTACTTGCTGGGCAAGTATAGATAGTTGTATCTGCACCTGCACTTAAATCAGCTGTTCCTATTCTTCCTGTGGCCATTTGTTATTTCTCCTAAGCATTTAAAAACATATTCAGTGCGACCGGTGTACCACTTATGCCGCCTGTATAGTTTACGTTTGTTGTTATATTTATCTCTTGATTGGTTGTATGAGATATTGTCTGACCACTTATATTAACTTGGCCAGCTGTGAGTGAGTTTACATTTAGTTCACCTGCTCCGCCACCTATTTGACTTGATATGTAAGTCTTGATAGCTCGCTGTGTTGGTACAATACTGTCACTGTTGGCTGTAAATGTGCCATCAGTTGAAAACTCAGTAATAGTAGCACTAGTACCACCTAATGATATCTCGCCTAATTGCAGTTCTTGCAAACCGCTTACGTTAAACGCATCAGCGTTTAATGTTGCTCTACCAGTTGACTGTTCAACACTGAATAATTCGCCAACTCTAAAGTTACCATCTTGGTCAGTTGAAGTATAAAATACTCTACCGCCTCCAAAGTCTTTTGTTTCGTCTGCTTGATCAGCAGCTGTACTTGGAGTTCCTGGGTAGTTAGTAGTAGTAACTCCTCCAGTACCTACATCTAAGAAGTCATGTCCTGTTAATCGTACCTGACTATATCTAGATCTAATTGTTACAGCTTCATTGTGTTCTGGAGCATCTGTAACACTTACTGTTGGACTTACTTGTAATAGTGCAGAGTAATTACTTCCGCTACCTGAAACCTGTGTTACGCCCACTAGCTTGAGCCATGTGTTTGAGATGCCAGCAATTTCTACGTTTGCACCTTCTACTGGTACTGATGTTAGTCCATCAACTTTAATAAACTGTCCTGGCTGATAAAAATCAGCATAACCGTTAGCTGATGCTACTGTTGCTGTAGCAGTATCATATCCTGTACCTCTATTACTAAATGTCGGTTGTCCAAGTACTCCGTCTCCTGTTCTAACTGTGTGAGGAGCTTCAACAGTGTTATTAGGATCAGTAATAGCCATTGTAGGTGTTGAGCTATATCCTGAACCAGGATGCCATATTCTTATTTGTGTAATTTTACCGTCTTCAACTTTAGCTCTTGCTTTTGCAATATCAGCATATGCACTAACACCACCACCACTGAATACTAGTCTTGGTTCAATAACATATTCGGTTGTCGAATCAAGTGCAGAAGCAATACTTGCGCCATATACACTATCCCATCCTGAAGAACCGTCACTGTTTTTAAGAACAGTAGCTATTTTAGTTCCTGAGTTATATGCATCAATATATGCATATTGACCCGCTCCAGTGCCACTTACAATCCAAATAGCCATACCTGCGTAAACTGCACTTCCGTTTGAGTCTGTATTACTAATTGTAATCTGAGTCGCTGTTCCTGCTTGTGCAGTATTAGTTGCTGTGATATATCCTGCTCCACCAATATTACTTGCTGGATCAGTAAGCCTTACTTCATATACAGCACCGTTGTACACATTTTCTGCACTTATTGCTGCATCGTTATTACCGCCAACAATAGTAGTTGTTGTGTCGCCATCAGCATAGTTAACACCAGCATTTGTATATTCAAATAGTAAAATTTGATTTTTATCAGTTAATACATTTTTAATATTAGCTTCTGTTGATTGGTTGGTAACTGTTCCTGTAATTGGTGTTTCTGTTGCATCAATGCCTTCTGCTACACAACCAAAGTCACCATATGACGAGTTACCGTTTGTAGCTCTTATCTTACCACCATGTTCTGACAAATAACCTATGTGTGCAAAATAACTGAATACACTAACAAGTTCTGCTCTTCCTAAGTTAGTAACCCATGCTCCAATACCTTCGTCAATAATCTGTGTAAAATCATTTGCTACAATAGAGTCGTTACCGCCATCATGTATATCACCGTCAATTTTTAAACCAATACATTTTGTACCAAATGTAGTAACATTTTGTATATAAGGAGATCTACTAGCTATCCATGCTTTTGTATCAGCTGGTCCATAGCCTGGATCAAGACTTACAAAGGCGCCTGCTGTTGGTCGTTTGGTTCCATACGCATTAGCACCGCCTAGTGTACCTACTAGTCCGCTTACTGTACAGTTTCTTAATCCTGTTGCGTTACGCATAAAGAACATATTCTCAGTTGTACTACCGCTAACTGAATTAGCATATAGTAATGCAGCTGAAAGTGTTCTCCAATTACCTGTCCAAATTAAATCATATTTTATAGCATCTAAGTATCTATTTACATCTCTGGTACAGGCTGCAATAGTATACGTATAGCTTGGATATGTCACCGCAATATAAGCATGTACTTCAGCTATTAAAAATGCTCTGTTTGCTTCAATACATTCTACTGCATATGTGTAACCTGTTGAATATTCAGCTGTTTCAGATCCTCTTGTGGTTGGAACTGTTGAATCACCTGATACTCCATTTACTCGGTAATCAATGTAATCTTCTAATTCTTGAAATAAAGCTTGAGCCGCTTGACCAGCTGCTGAACTACCAGCAGGTCTTGTTGTAACTTGTGACTCAGCATTACCTGTTGACTTTGTTATTGCACTATTAGCAACAATGTCGTCTATAATTGTTTTTAGTCTCTGTATAGCTGCAATACTTTTTGGAACATCTGTAGCTTGTGTTTGTACACCTGCAGGTATTATTTTTGTTGAACGTAATTCATCTCCAATCACCGCAGTATTTGCTGGAACAAGTATAGGTAATGTTTCTGCAAAGGTCCCACTCTTTACATATAAAGAGTTATTAGGAATAACTGCTGCTGTCATTGCAGATACATTGCCTGCTGTAACAGCTGCTTTAAGTATACCTGCTAAACTTGTAGCAGTTGATAGATCATCTGCAAGTTCTGCTTGTGCTGCTTCAGTTTGTTGTGTAGCTGTAGTATTGCCAGTAAGTGTTTGATAATTTTGTGCAGGTGCTACATTACTTAATACTGCATCAGCTACAACTAATACCCTATCAATCATTGCGTTAAATTCAGCAGTTTTTCCTGTGATGCTAGCATCTGCGTGAATTGCAGTTGTAAGTTTTCTAGTCTCTACATTACCTCCATGACTTAAATCATAAATTAATGCATCAACTAATCTGCCAACCAAAATAAGCCATGTTGCTTTAGTATACGTAAAGGATCCTGTATACGGACTTGTGTTATTTGCTATTCCATGATCCACAAATTCAACAGCATCATGTTGTATAAAACTCTTGTTGATGTGTAATAATCTTTTTGCAGCTGGACGTTCTGCTCCGTCCCAAATTTGTTGTGTAGCGTATTGTATAGTTTTCCATGGACGGTCTAAAGTCAATCCATAATCACTTGCTGGACTATCAACACCTGTAGTATTTTGTACATAGTAAACATTATTAAGTGCGCCAAAGTATCCCCATTCTGGAGCATTTCCTGCTGTGTTTACTTTTAATACTTGTCCTTGTGTTCCAATTGGTAATCTTGTTGGACCTGAACCACCATAGTAAACTAAGTCGCCTTGTGTTGTTAAGTTTCCTGATTCTGCACCTGCAATTAAAACATTCCAGTACACACCGCCTGTATCATTGTCTGGGCGTTTAGGAGTATCTGATGTATGGGCTAATATACAAACATAGCTGTTTGCACCATATTTTATAGAATCACCTTTGTCATAAAGTGTTGCTGATGACCAAGTATTTTTCCACTTGAATCCTTCGTTTAGTAGCTCCCAATATGTATTATTGGGCGGACGTTGCCCTGTATGATCTAATATACATAGATATGTAAAGCCACCTAATCTTACTACATCGCCAACTCTATATTCTTCTGAAGAACTATCATCTCCCCAGTCTTGGGCATGTTTAAATCCTGTTGTAAATAAATCCCAGTCTGTAGTATTAGTTGACGGATGTCCTTGCCCTACATTATTTGTTTTGGATACGTATGAATAACCACCATAAGTAACAAAGTCACCTGGTTGATAAGTTACTGTACCGCTCCATGTATCTTCAAATTCTAAACCTTCAACAAACTGTGACCATTTACCCTCGTCAGCAGCGAATGTTGCTTGGCTTGTATGATAAGTTGTGCAAATCCATGTTCCGCCACCATATTTAACAATATCGTTAATTTTATAGCGTGTACTAGATGCCCAATCTACTTTATACTCTAAACCTTTGTTTAAATAATCCCATTTTGATTGGTCGTTTTCTAAACCAAGTGCATCTGACGCAGCTGATGTATGTCCTTCGTTTGCAACATATAGCTGTCCACCGTATCGAACAATATCATTGACTCTATATCTAATCCCAGTAGCCCAGTTATTTTTCCAGAAAAATCCTTCGGAAAATATATTCCACTTAGCTTGGTCCGCTTCTAATCCTAGTGTGTCATTTCCTGCAGAAGTGTGCTGAGTAACACAGACATACACTGTACCGTTATATTTTGCAATATCGTTTACTTTGTATCTAGTGCTTACAGTCCAATCAGCTTTGTAATCAAATCCTTCTGCAAACAAGTCCCAACTTGCTGCATTTGCTTCTAGACCATCTGTAAGATTTGCTGCAGAAGTATGTTCTGCGTTTGCAACATATAAATATCCGCCATACTTTACAATGTCATTAATTTTGTAAAGTGTACTAAAAGTCCAGTCACCTTTCCATTCAGTACCATCGGAAATTTTATTCCAGTATGTTGCTTGACTAGTTGAAAACAGAGCCGGTGCTGTGTGTCCTTTAATACAAATATATGTATTACCACCGTTTCTAACGATATCATCTTTGTAGTAGGTTGTTGAAAGGGTCCATGTTCCCTTCCATATAAACCTAATTCTACCTAACTTAAATTCAGCCATTTAACGCTCCATAATCCTTATATATATTTATCAATACCCACCACCATCAAGTGAGTTACCACTATCTGTGCCATGTCCAAAATACTGTAGTGCTGCTAAATCACCTTTTGCAGCTTTTGTATGATGTGCTTGTGCAGTAAATGTAATTCCTAAAGTAGCATCTGTACTTGTAATTCTATTTGTATCAATTTGCACTGTTCCTGCAACCAATGCAGTAGCATTAGCACTACTAGTTCCGCCGGACACTCTTGATTCAAGATATCTGCCTATTGCTTTTTGTGTAGGCACAATGTTATTAGCATTAGCAACAAATGTAGGTTCTTTAGAAAACTCATTAATTACAACCTGTGTTCCTCCTACTACAATTCCACCTAATGTTAATTGTGAAAGTCCTGACAGATTAAATTGTGATGCATTTATTGTAATGATACCAGTGTCTTGTTCAACTTTAAATTGCTCACCAACTCTGAAGTTACCATCTTGATCAGTTGAAGTATAAAATACTCTACCTGCGTTAGCTTCTCTAACTTCATTTTCTTGTTTTGGATCGTTTGCTGCATCATAGCCTTCAACGTATCTATTAGGATAATCTGTGCTTGTTTGATTACCTGAACCTATGTCTAAGAAATCGTGTCCTGTTAACCTTACTTGACTATACTGTTGTCTTATAGTAATTGCTTCGCCATGAACAGGAGACTCAGCTCTGCCAAGAGTAGGACTAATCGTGATTGTAATATCATATGGTCCAGATCCTGATTGTTCTTCAATAGTAGACACTTTATAGTCTACATCATTAATACCGTTTATAACCAAGTTATCACCTGGTGAAGGAACTAAACTTATATTTGATAGTCTAAGTGTTGGACCTATTTGGAAACTATCTGCATAACCAGATCCACTGATTGATGCTGTAGCTGTTATATAACTTATTCCTCTTTCACTAAACACAGGCTGTGGCAGTACACCGTCGCCTATTCTTGCAACTTGCGTTGAATTTACAGTTGATTGTGAATCATATACACTCACTGTAGGTGCTGAAGAATACTGGCTTCCGGGTTCGTAAATAAAGAACTCATTTACTTTGTCTGATTTAACTACTGCTCTTGCAAATGGTTTTGCTCCCCAGCCACTTATAACATTAAAGTTTGTTGAATTTACAGCAACAATTGACCATTTTTGTAATGTTGGACTATAAGCCGCATCTGCCCAGTCTTCTGTATCACTTGTTAAGTAGTTTGTGCTATCATCACTATTAAGCCTCCATACTGCACCTTCTTGGGATTTTATAAGTTGATTGTTAGAGCCAGCTGATACTCCCATAAATGTTCCGCCGCCGTATACAAATTTATCATAGTCAGTGGCACCAGTAATACTATGATGATACCATGTAATACCATCAAAACTAATTGCTGTTTTTGTTAATCCTGTACTATCGTTTGCATTTTGTATTGCAACAAATTTACCATTACCAAAAAGAACATCATCATAATCTTTAGGAAGTCTAGTGCCTGAACCATCATCATCTAGTTGTATAAAAGTTGCTCCATTATCTGTACTATAAGCTACTCCACCTGCACTTCCAACATTCACAGCTACAAAAGTACCATTAGATGCATGTCCAACACCACCTCCATGTGCTACTTTAGTATACTTATGAGTTCCTGAACTTGCGCCGGATGGTGTAACTACTGTAGTTGTATTTAAATTAGTTGTAGTAGTTAGTTGGTGACTGTCGGTTGTAAATACTGTTCCTTGGCTTCCTTCTTTATTTGCTGCACCTGACAAATTAGAAAGATTAGTAAAGTCTGAACTTGTTATATATGCAAGATTATTTGTATGACTTTTTGCCGCTACATCAAAACTATATATTGATCCTGTAGGTGTAGTACCATCAAACGTGTCGGTTACAACTAAAATTCTACTTCCGTTAGTATCAGACAATAATTTTTTAACTTTTCTATTTGAAAATCTATTAACTGGTGTACTCCATGTTATACCATCTGTTGAGTGAGATGATTGTATATTACTTGCAGAGCTTCCTGTAAATGCTACAAAGCATCCTCCTGCTGGATACCAAATAACATGTTCCCAGTTTGAAGAACTAGGTGCTGTTCCGGTTGTAGCTGTATATGTATGATCGCTAAATGTAACTCTAGGTTCTAAGGTATATCTAGTAGCAGTAGTCATGTCTGTTACATTAGGCCATCCTGGATTTATATGATCCCAACCTGGTTGACCATCTGACTCTCTACTTACTTGTGCAATTTTAGATGCTGGATCATAACTAGCTATAAAACCATATTGTCCTACACCAAGTCCTTCTTTAATGAATACTCTTAATCCTTGGTACTTTACATTAGTTCCATCTGTATCTGAAGCGGCTAGTGTAATTGTTGTTGGGCCGCCGTCCTGAGCGGAGTTTAATTTAAATTGAAAGTTATTACCGCCGGCTGCACTTGAGTCACCTGGGTCTGTGAGTCTTACCTCGTACACACCGCCATCTCTTACTTCTTGATATGTTGCTGCGGCATTTGCACCTTGTCCTCCAAAGTTAACACTACTAGATGATGCTACATTTGTAGTACCTGCATTTTTATATTCTAGTGCTAATATCATATTTACATTATCAGTAAGAGCATTCGCTGTTGGGTCTAATGCTCTGTTGTTCACTGTACCAGTAATTGCAGTTTCTGTTGCATCAAATCCTTCAGCTACTGATCCAAATGTACCATACGAATTGTTTCCATTTGTTGCACGTATTTTTCCACCATCCGATGACAAATAGCCAATATAATTATAGTATGTAAAAATACTAACTATTTCTGTTCTACCATTATTAAGAGCCCAAACGCCTATACCGTCACTTATAATTTGCGTAAAATCATTAGCAACAATTGATTTGTTTCCTGAATTGTGTAATGATCCATCAATTTTAATGCCTACACATCCTGTTCCAAATGTTGTTACATTTTGTACATAAGAAGATTTTGATGTGATATGCACACTAGTATCTGCAGGACCTGTGCCAGGATCAAGACTAATAAAAGCTCCGCCTGTAGGTCTTTTAGTTCCATACGCATTTTGAGAACCTAGTGTTCCTATTAATCCTTGTAATGTAAGATTCCTTACGCCGCCGCCATTACTAACATAAAACATATTGTTAGCTTCTAATCCTGCGTTAGGTTGTATAGTGACACTTCTTAATTCGTCCCCAACAATTGTTGTTTCTTTTGGTATTGAAATTGGAATAATTTCTGAATAGCTACCTGCTGTTACAAAAATTGTTGCAGGAGCTCTATTAGCCCAATCTTGGTTTATGTAATCACAAGCATACTTAATAGTTTTAAAAGGAGCATTTACAGTAGTACCGTTAGAATCACTATCAAGACCCGAAGGTGCTACATAGAAAACTTTGCTTACAGGACCAAATTGTCCCCAAGTACTGTTACCACTAGCATCAACTTTTAGCGTTGCACCAGGCGCACCTATTGGTAGTCTTGTAGTTTGTGTCGCGTCTCTTACACGTAAGTCGCCATCTGTAGTAAGAACGTTGCCGTCGATACCAGCTAGCATTAACTCCCAATAGTTTTCGTTAGTATTTTCTATATCAAGATCAGGTCTGTTGTCAGACTCAGAACCAGTATGTCTTTGTATACAGTAATATGCACTACCATCGTAAGTTACAATATCTCCAATAAGGTATTGTGTATTGTCAACCCAGTCACTTTTCCATCTGTGTCCTGGAACAAGTATTTGCCATTTAGCTGATGTATCAGGATATTCTGCATTTGAGTCTGTAATACAAATATAAAGGTATCCGCCGCTTCTTAATACATCACCTGTATAGTATTGCGTAGAATGATCATATTCTCCTCTATGCCTGTAACCTTGTTTTAATAATTCCCAATCGCCAGTGTCTTGTAATATACCATTTACACTAGGTACACTATTTAAATTGTTTTGTAAACAAGTATAAGCGTAGCCGCCATATAGAACAATATCACCAACTTGATACTCTGTTGAACTTGCCCATAATAGTTCGTATCCAAATCCTGGAAGCCAAACTGCCCAATATGAACTTGCTTCATCAGTTCTAAATAATGCATTAGCAGTGTGATGTACTAAACATTTCCATATTGTTTCGCCGTATTTTACAAGATCATTTTTTCTATATCTAGTAGCAGTAACCCATGTGCCTTTATATTCAAATCCGTCTATTACCGTAGTCCATCTAGCAGAATCTGCTTCTAGTCCTAATGAAGCATCGGCATTTGAAGTATGTCCTACTGTACATCTATAAACAATACCATTGTAACGTACAACATCATCAACTCTATATCTAGTTCCTGCTTCCCAGTCTGTACGCCAATTATCTGAACGTGTAACTATTTCCCATTTTGCTTGATCTGCTTCTAGTCCGTTGGCTTCATTTTCAGCTGTATGCTTTTCTATACATCGATATGTAATACCGTTATATGTTGTAACATCACCTAAATCATAAAAATAACCAGCGGACCAAGTGTTTACCCAGTTGTCTGTGGTTGCAACTAAAGTCCATTTGTCATAGTCAGTATGAACACCTTGAGATGTAACAACATTAGAAGTATGCGAAGTAACACATCTGTAAACATATCCTTCCCATTTTACTATTTCTCCTACACTATAAAATGTAGAGTTTGACCAGTCTCCTCTCCAAACAAATCCGTCTAGCATTAGTTCCCATTTAGGATTTGCATGATTTAGATCTGTATAAAATCCTGTAGAAGAAACCTGTGAAGTATGACCAATTATACAAACATAAGCTTTACCTTGATAATATACAATATCATCTTTTCGGTATACTGTTGCAGCATTCCAGGCGTTTTTCCATCTAAATCTAATTCTATCTAAGTTAAATTCTGCCATGTTCTTTTCCTAGTATACTATCTCACCACTTGACGACGATCCATCATCATATGTGTGGTCTTCATTAACTCTAACACAAAGTTCTCCTTCACTATTGATATAGTAAAAAATATCTCTGTCATCGTGTTTAAATTGTTCGTAATTTAAATTAGCATAAACTAAATTATGATTATAATCTCTTCCTTCGTAAAATTCTTGGCCTTCTTCGAAATTAGGGTAGTTGTCAACAGGATCCCCAATTTTATTAATTTGTACCATATCATCTTGAGCTAGTTGATCGACTTTACTCATAAACAGTTCGCCGTTGTCAGTTCTACGCAATCCGTAAAAGAAACGTTTTCCGTTTTGCATAAAGTATTGTTCTTGTGATGCTCCTACATAATTTCCCATTTATTTTTCCTTATACAATATCCACATAACTTATAACAGCATCAACTGAGTCTGTTTTACTAGATTGAAACAACAATGTATTAGTCGGTGCTAGAATTAATTTTTCTGCTGGACCTAAAGGTTTCAAACTTCCTTTAGGTGGTATCATTACATCTTTCAAATAGTATCCTTCACTGCTAGCATCGTCACCTATCAGTATGTTTACGCTTACAGCACCTTTAGTTGTGTTTGCTAAACTAATACCAATAATGGTTGAACGTGTACTGCCGTTAGTTTCTATTGCAACTATTTTTTGTGTTCCAATATCTTTAACTACTTTGTTTCTAAACGTTGTTGCCATATTATTATCCTAAACTTATTACCAATTCTAATGCAATATTTTCAGCATCACCTACTGATATACCAGCTCCAGAACCTGCAACTGATCCCCATTGTCCGTCCCACACTTCTACTCGCTGTTCTTGTGAATTATATCTCATCATTCCAATTTCTGTATTTGCAATTGGAGGACGTTGTGCTGATGTTCCTGTAGGAATAACAAATCCTCCAGTGCCTGCAAATTTAACATATCCGTTGCCTGTACTAGCTAGTGTAAATATACCGTCTGTTACTGTATTTGTTATTGTTTGATCTTTGAATGCTAGTGCATTATCAAATACTACACTACCAGTTCCATTTGCATCTAATACTAAATTAGTATTTCCAGATGCTGTAGTAATTGTATTACCATCAATTATAATATCATCTACAGTTACTTTTGGTACCGAAAATCTTGCACTTGTTAAATCTGCTACAGTAGATCCTGCAATATTAAATCTTATTGTGTTGTCGTTTGCTCCAGGTGTTAGCTCTGCTGTAATATTAGTATCACCATCTAAATCTTGTACACCATTAAGCACAATCCAATTAGTTCCATTATAACCTTCAAAACTATTTGTGTCGCTGTTATATCTAACTTTACCTGCTGCTGCTGTTGGTCTTTGAGCAGTTGTTCCTACAGGAAGCTTTAACGACCCAGTTCCTGTTATTTCAACATTACCATTTCCTGGGGAAAGTGTTAAGTCTCCAGTGCTTGTAATCGTAGAATCTTTAAAACTTAAATTGTCAATTACTATGCTACCTGTACCATTAGCTCTTAATTCTAAGTTAGCATTTGAAACAGAAGTTTGAATATAGTTTGCATATATTTGCACATCTCCTATATTACTATTATTAGCAGTTACATCGTTTAAGTAGGCATTATTCCATTTCTTTGTAGCAGAACCTAACGTATATGTATTATTAACATCTGGAATAATATTACTTGCAATATCAGCATTAAATGTTACATTGTCTGTGTCAGCATCGCCGATAGTAATATTACCATTTGCAGTAATATTTCCTGTTGCAGTAATATTTCCGTATACGTTTGTGTCGCCTTGAATTTCTACACTACCTGTTCCGTTAGGAGCAAATTCTATATTTGCATTAGAATCATTAGTAGAAATAATATTATTAGTAATATCAATTGAATCAATTGTTAGTCTTTTATTATAAACAACATTGTCTGCTGTTCCTAATACTAGTGTAGGATCTGTTGTACTAATAGTGTTGCCACTAAACTGCACCGTGCCAAAAGTACTTGTGCCACTTACTTGCAATCCGGGGGTTCTTGTTGTTCCTGTTACGTCTAAATCGTATTGAGGCGATGCGTTGTTTATTCCGACGCGGCTGTTATTTACATCTAGATATAGTAAGTTCGTCTCAAAAGCTAAATCCACACCTTCACGAAGCAGGTTTGCTTTTAAGAGCGGACCACT